TAATAGATTGATTTAGCCTCTACAACTTTTTCTTTAAATCTTGATTTAAGAAATTCGCCAGTAATCTTATCAAATGGAAGTTTATTATCTTCCGTAAAGTAAATCACATCTTCATTATCTAAAAAGTCTGGCATACAATTTGAAAATGTATATTTATTCTTCCAGATGTAAGAATCATAAAACGGTACGGCAATTAAAATATTATCTGTCAAGCGTTGAACTAGATCATCGTTAGAAATAACTGATTCTTTTTCTGTATTTGCAAAAGTATAAATTTTATTGATATCTTTAAATCCAGAATCATTTAAAGCAAATAAAATTAGTCTATGAGTGGATGAATCGGCTGACTCATAACTATTGCAAACTTGAATCCGTAGTCCAAACTTTAATTGGATATTATGTTTTTGACAATTTTTAAAAGCAGTCAAAAAGCCAGTCAAAGAATCTTCTACCAAATAGATCTCTTTGAGGCTGTTTTCAAGCGCAATCGAAATAATGCTATCGGGACCATCTTGCTTTTGCTTCTCTGCTTCGTTCAGCGTGAGTATGCTTCTCCCAAATGAGAAGTGCGACTTGAATAGTGGGATCATACCACTATCCTAGCAGGTCCGTCTAGGATGTCAAGTGCTTTGGGCATCCAAGATAGTTTTCTTTCGTAACCTTCTCATCTTGCTTGGCAATTTTAAATGCCTCGCCCATGTCTTCTTCCAAGAAAGTTTTAATTATTTTATTATCTTTATCTCTCAAAGCATAGTAATTAAATCCAAATTTGTATGGGCAATGCCACATTGGATTACCGTCTTTCTTTAACTGTCCTTTGTGCTTTGCAAAGCCACAGGCCAGTTTGCCGCTAAATGAACCATCTGAAGGCATCGGTTTGTCGGCTGCAAAATTAGAATAGGCATCGGGTTCAGAAAAGTTATCTATAACTTTTTGAACTTCGGTTAAATGATTTTCAAACTCACTAAGCTCACTTTTGGTTGGTGGTTTCATTTTTAATAAACCGCCATTCTTAGTTTTGTCTTTAAGATCAAATTTAAGAAATAAAAATTCCATTGAAGCTTTGTGCTTTGGATCAAGCTTCTTAGATGCAAGAGTATAAATCATATGCTGCATATTGTCTTCTGCATCCTTGCCCGCAAATACGGCTTTGCTAGTTTTATAGTCTCTTACTACCGAAGTACCGTCATCGTAAATAAATTGGCGGTCAATAAATCCTTTAATCCTATATTTTTTATCTTTTTTATCTACTGTTATATCGAAGTCTCTTTCTTGCAAATCCTGCACAGGCAACCTTTCTGCATCACCCCAAAAGTCATATTTTAGGGCAGTCAAAGTCATTTCTTTAATCAGTTCAATATTGTCTGGATCAGAAACTTTAAGCTTTCTGGCGTGCTTCAACGAGAGCTTTTTAATAGACTTAATTGTAAAAATATCGCCAGCATCTAAAATAGAATCAACATATGGTTTTCTTTTTTTCTTCGCCAAACACTCAAGGACAAGATGGACAACATTACCTCTGCTCGCTCCTTCGTTTGACTTCTCGGGAAGCTTTAAAATGTAATTGCACCAATACGACCAACTACACTTCTCTAGTGTCTTGATTCGGCTTGCAGAAAGCGCAACATGTTTAATCTCAGGCTGTGTCATTTAGAATTTTTTCAGCCCTTTTGATAAGACTGTCGGGAAATTTATTGGCAACTGCAATCTCATGAATTTTCTTAATTTGAGCTTCCATGTTTATTGTCTTTGAATTCCATTCGTCAAAAATATTGTCTTCGCCTTCAAATGTCGCAAGGTGCATGTCAAAGAAATCGTTTTTAAGTGGCAGTTTAATTTGGAGCTTTGAATAATCAAAGATCGAAGAAAGCTGAAGAAATGTTTTGCAAGCAGAGATGAGACCGTGATTAGTCTCCCCATTAGAATCATTATTTGAAGCGATAATAATTTTATCAGGGTCCAGCGCAACAAGGGCAGAAGAAAGCTTGGACGAAATGCCGAGTCCAAAAGTAACTACATTATTTTTATATCCATGTTCGAACAATGCCATACTGTCGCCAACGCTTTCGACAATGATAACGGATCGCCGCTTTTCAATTTCTTCTTTGACTTCGTAAACATTATTTCGTTTTAAATTGGCTGGATAAACCCAATCTGCTCTTTTGCCCACATGTTTCCATTTTGGAAATTCAGAATCTTTTTCCCAGAAAACGGCTCGACCAGAAAATCCGTGAATTTGCCCAAATTGATTATAGATTGGAAACACTATTCTTCTGAACAATTGGCCAGATGTAGCATAACCGCATTTATAAAAATCCAACGTATCTTTGCTAATCTTTTTCTTTAAATAAAAATCAAGATGAGGCAAAAGATTTTCTAAAATAGATTCTGGATAAATTTTTTCCATCTCAATTTTTTCTTTATTTTGTACATGGATAATATTTTGAGCGTCAAATTTTACATACTTATTTACGATATAAGAATCTTTTGTGTCTAAAGTTAATTCAACAAGTCTTTGGAATGGATAACTTTTTGAACTCCCTGCCGCAAAATCAGTCCACACTCCACTATTCTTATATATTTTTAATGCGGTAGAGTTATCTCCACCACGATACAAGGCTGTAGTCCTCCAATAGCTACCGTAGTCTTTAAGCTGATAACCTAAAGACTCAAGAGAGCTTTTGAGAACAACTGGATCAATTGAAACTTGGGACATTATCGTCTTCACCAGAATTTTGTAGGGTTGTGGCGTTAGTATCCGCCTGATTTACGATATCGCGAAGATCGCCGCGCTCTTTAATGTCAAAATTCTCAAACTGAAGGTTAATAAAATTCTTCTTAAGCGTGCCATCTGGCATTCTAACCAATTCAACGGCACCAGCAACATCAGATCCAAGAAAGCGGTTTTTGACAAAGATGAGTTTATGAGAACCAAAGTTTGGCCCCTCTTCTTGTCTTTCGTCGGCTGTCTTGGGTCGCAGAATAGCCATATGAGAGCAATAATGAGTGATTCGATCAGACATCGACACAATCCCCTCATCGTCATTGATCGCGTCAGAATTACGGTTTGTAGTAATGCCGCTACGATTAGATTGAATCGAAGTGAACATTGTAATCATAGGCTTTTGGTCTTGTACGATATCGCGCTGAATGGTCTTTTTAAATTTATTCAACATATCGCCAATGACTTGCCATTCTGGCTTATTACCATCAGCATCAGCAGAGGGCTTGATATAATCAAAGCTAAAGATGAGAGGATTGCCGCGACCAACCTTGGAATAATAAAAACGCTTCAAATTATTAATCATTTGGTCGGTAGTCATGCCGCCAACATTATAATAATAAAATTTAAGCTTCTTAATCTTATCCCAAGTAGAACGAACTCTTTGAACTACATCTTCGCCAGCCTTACGCCAAAGTCCAGTTTCTAGTAAATGCATTGGGACATGGCTTAGAGCGGCACATTGGCGCATGATAACTTCTTCCTTACTCATCTCTCCGTTATCGAAGTGCAAAACAGGAACATCATGCTGCGCTGATACTTTGGTTGTATAGTTTAGCGCCAATAGAGTTTTACCTACACCCGAACGTGCCACGACAACAGTAATGTTACCGGGACGAAGAAGAGATCCATAAATCTTATTAACAGTTGGAAATGGACCCATGAAACCAAATTCAGTAATAGGATTGTTGCCGCGTTCTTCAATGACGGCTTCCATTTCTTCGAAGATGTTAACCGGCTTTTCTTCATTGTTCTCATAAATATTTATAATTTTATTAAATGTAGTATCAGCCTCTTCAACAATTTTTTGATAAGAAGAATCTGGGGCGATCTTCTTCATCTTGTCCGCTACTTCAAGAGCAGATTCATGGATGGCCCTTCTGATAGAATATTTCTTAATTTCCTTGGCGGCAGATATAGCTGTGGTTTTGTTGGTCTTCCTGACCGCCAGAGACCTCAAATAATCAAAAACGTCAATATTATCTTTAAAAGAGATACCAATTTCTTTGATTCTCTGGGCGATAATAATCTCATCGACCTTTTCATTCCCCTCCAAGCATTTACGAATTATATGATAAATCGTCTTGTGAACGATTGTGTCTTCAGAATAAAAATCTGATTCTGAAACAAAATCGCAAATTTCAGAGTAAGTCTCTGGATACTGAATCAGTCCTGCTAGGAACTGCTTCTCTACTTCTAATGAATAAAGCATTATTCGTTGTCGGTTGCTGTAATTTTATCTTCTTCGTCCGATAGCCATTGTCCGATAGCCGTCTTCATACCTAATGAAGTTACGATAGAATCAAATCTCGTATAAATTTGAGGTGTCCCTTTGGGAGAACACACGCAAAGGATAACTCCTTTGTATGAGTCAGCACTACCAGAAATTTCATAAACTTGCTCTACCAGTTCCGTTGGGAATATAAAATCTTTTGGCTCTTCTTTTTGGTCTTTGTTTTTTTTACTCATAGAACGATGCGTTCGAAAAATTCCTTCGACAATATGTCGCTTTCGTATATTTCTACCAGTTCTATGTCGTTTGTCAAGCAGAAGTTCAGCTTTAAATCGTCTCTTTTTAATTGAAGAAGCCAATTTTGACGATTGTTCCCATGAAAATGGGGATTGTAAGTTTGATGCTGTTTGCCTTGAACTTCTATTGCAATTTTTTTATTTGCGTTATAAAAGTCCAAAGAAAGCCGCGAACCAACAATCCGCATCTCTTCGAACACGACATCATGCTTCCAGTATGGCAATAAAAATTGCTTTACTCTCCATTGGAAATTGCTCTTTGATTTAGCCTCCCAATTTATAATATATTTTTTAGCGTTTTTTAATAAACGCTCTTTGCCGCTAAGTGTTTTAAACTTCATTTGATTTTGTGGAAATCATATCCACGAAATACTTGTGTAAGAACGCTACAAGCTTTGTATTTGATTCTATAAATTCAAAAATAGCATTTTCTCCTTGAAATTTATCTGGAGCTTCAAAACCGTTTTCTTTCAATGTAGAAGCAAAATCTTCTGCTATATAATACCAAGCACCAGAACGAGTCACAAGCTCCCAACGCATAAGCATATCGACAATTTCTTTTTCCAACCAGACGGATCGCCCATCGGTTCTGCCATACTTGATTGGATATTGGAATTTCACTTTGCTTTTTTCGTTGGGGCTTTTTTTGATAACCACTTTGCAAAAATGTCCGATAATCGGATTCTTTACTGGGTCGGCTTTTTTAATGGCTGGGTCTTTCAAAATAACATCTCCTTCAAAGCGAGGTTCAAAATCAAAAATAAAATCAGCAAAATGTAAAAGCGCATTTCCTCCGGTAGCTGATGTTTGACGAATCGGCGCGGAACTATAGGGATCAATCTTTACGTCGCTTCTAACTTGAGAGATGAAAATTGCCATATGGCCGCGTTTTTGAAGAGCGATTGACATTCGCTTCATAAAATCAGAAGCAAGAACAGCGCCGCCAGCAACCTTCTTTGACTCCTCAAATGTCTTGTCCAAATCTCCTTTGGTAATAAGACCATCGACAGAATCTAGAATAAACATATATTTATTCTTTTCTTCATTGTGCATAACAAGTTGACGCATCGCATCTACAACAGTCTCGTAAATATTGCACTCAAAAACAAAGCAAGTACCGGCTTCCCATTTCTCTGCGTCAAAAACAAATTTGACTCCAGATCGCTTCATCATTTCTTCGGACAGTCTGCCTTCGGCTTTAATATAAAAGCCCTTTGCTCCATCAACTGTTCTTAGAAAATTTTTCATTACTTCTAGAGCAGCAGAAGTTTTGCCTCCTTCGGTAAAGCCAACAAACCTATGAACGCCAGGTCTCAAACCTCCTCCAGTAAGGAGGTCAAAATTTAATGATCCAGTAGAAACTTTGTAAGATACAAACTCTTCAAAATTATAATGATCTTCTTTCTTATTTTTTAGAAAAGAATTTAAAATAGTCTTTGAGGATGTTACTTCCTGCTTTTCTTCTTGCTCTTTTGCTTTTTTCATGATAAAAATTGTTTAAGTGTTTTTTTGGTTTTAATTTCTGCGTCCTTACCGATCTTTTGTTCTAAAGAAAGATCTTGTTGATGAAGGCGAGTATAGTAATACTCCTTGTAGTCAACGTCAAGTAACTTCTTCTTCCAATCTGCAAAGAAGAATGCCAACGTAGGAACTTTTTTTTCCTGTTGGATTTGCGCGAGAAAATCAATGCTGTACGATTTTTCTAGTCTTTTTAGAAAGACCATCTCTCTTTGCCAAAATCGTTTGTCGGCATTTGCTGGAATTTCAACCAGTGAATCTATAATCTTTTTTCTATTTAGCTTTTCCTTCATGCCCGCAGTTAAGCAGACACTTTTGTCTTTGTCAAGACTTATTGGATGCAGCCGCAGAACCAAAATAAAATCCAGTAACCGCAATCAAACATTCTCTGATTTCTGATGTAATTAAATTACCAGAGATTTCAACGAAAGCTTTATTAGCTGTTTCGTTCCCAATCAAACCCAAGAAGCTGCCTCCACTTGTATAATCGACTTCAAGATACGTTGGGATACCTAAAATCGCCATAACAAATGGAGATACTACAATTGAAAATATTACAGAGATTACGATAAATTGTCTGATTACTTTGCCAACGTCTCCATCTCTCTTTGATGCTTTATCGGCAGATTCATCGCGCTTATCTATCGCTTTCATCATTCTATCAAATCTGGCTCTGCTTTCTTCCGCTTTCGCAGCTATAATGCGGAATATAAAACCTGTTACCGCTCCACCAAATAGACTGATAAGCTCTGTAGGCACATACTATTTTACACCGCAAACGCCTGTATGGTTAATGGGAATTTATTTGTTTCTTTTACTAGCTGTAGCATTTGAGCAGCAATATCTCTTATTTCTTTTTGCGCGTCTGGTTTATTTCTTAAATTTAAAAAATGCGCGAAAGATCGCCAGTTAAACATAACATCAGCAGCAATTTGCGTATTATAAGGTCTAAAAAATCTAGCTGATTCCTTGGCCCTCTTGCGATTAAAACCGTGATTTTGAACTAAATCTTCAATGCACTTATGATACAAGTCAAGACCTTTTTCTGTATAATTAGTTAAAATCTCTTTCCAGCTATCGGGCCAATCCTCTGGAATTAAAAACTCATCTTCTTTGATCTCTTTGTAGCGTGCAGACTCTCCGTTGACAGACACACCAATACGGTGCTTAATGATATGAATATGAGAAGCGATGTCTGTATTTACTAAAAAATGCAAGGAGGATTTTTCAAATGGGGTATGATGACCGTTTTCTGCGAGCATTTTGAGTAGATCGCCCACTCGACCTTTCTTTTCTTCATTAATCTCTCTGCTGGTTGATGTCCAAGCAGAACAAGCGTGAGTAAGGTCGTCGCCATAAATTCCAATTAGTTCAACTTTGTTTGTTCGATTCATTGTAGATTTTATTATAAGCCATTAAGACTTGAGCGTAATAATGGGCATGAAAATCTGGTTTGGCAAGAGTATTTGCGATCTTTTTTTGATGCTCTTTAAAAAATTGAATTTCAGACTGCCAATTTTCACTCCAATTTAAAAAGTTTTCCAATGACTCCTCATCTAAAGTTAGAAAATACTGAGACAAGTCAAAAATATGATAATACCAAGATATTTCGTCTTGATGGGCTGGGGGTTTTACGAAAATACAAAAAGAATTAGAGTGCATAGCCCAAATCAGTCTTTCCCAAGAAGTCGTATTACCATTAACATTTAATATGTATTTATAATTAAGCTGATCTTTAATTGATACGGGTTGATGATAAATAGAAACATCAAAAGGCTGTTCTACAAAATTAGTAATCTTAGCGATGACTTTATCGCTGTTCTTGTATCTCTTGCAAAGGTTAACCCTTTGAACTGATCCATCCTTGTATTTTCTACCAGTATCAGAACCAAAGAATGAAGCTTTATCAAGCTTTTCTTCAAATGGTTTGTCGATAGATTTTAATGAATCGCATATAGATACAGTTCTACCTAAATGAGAATCTGGTATACAGATATGTGGACTTTTTCTTGGACGAGCAAAGCAAAATCTTGTTTCCGTAGCTTCGTTCTCTGGACCGTCATTAAAATTAACTATAAATCTAAAATTTAGATTTTTTAATGAAAAATGATTAACTACTTGAGATGTAAAATTAACAAAGAAAT